AAATGTTCGCAGGTGTTGCCGAAGCCTATCCGAAGTTTTCTAAAGACAAAATGCCTACTGATATTGATGCGAAGGTCGAAGAAGTCCTACAGCGCATAGAGGCTAGAGACATTGCGTCTGAGACACGCCGTGCTATTGCAGAATACCGCAGAATGCAGCAGACAGGTTACATGTCATCTGAAGGTGCGCCTTTGACCGAAGTCATTGGACTTGTGAAACTCGAACTACTCAAAGACAAGGCTGTCGATAAAGCAGCAGCCAAGACCAAGAGTAAGCGAGGCCAGACTCAAGCACCAGATGGTACACCAGTTGCACCACGTCCAGCAGCGGTTCAAGATGGCATTGATGCTAACAAGGCGTTCTTGCAGTCACTACGTGACGGAATGAATAGCGACAAAAGCATAAATTCATCAGACCGTGCAGTTTTGACTAAGGCACTAGACGAACTTGGGTTGAATCTAGGTTCCGATCCTGTGTTCAAAGCAACTGAGATTGTAGATGGTGCGCGTGTAAGCCTTACATCCATGCCCCTTGCAGATAAGTACCTTGTTCCCTATCTAAATAGGATAAAGATGCAGCAAGCGGCAACTAAGGCCAAAGCATCTAAGGCAAAGGCAAAGAAGACAGATGAAGGACCAGATGAAACCCCTCCCACCACACCTGCGCCAAATAATGGACCAAGTGGACCAGATGGTGCTGGAGAACAAGGAAGTGGGGTACAAGGGACTGGACCCGCTATCTTGGCCCAACCTGAACCCAAGCCCACCAAGCCTGAACCCAAGCCAAAACTCAAAAAGCCGACCAAAGCAGCGGTAAAGAAGAACTTACCTGAAGCCAAGGCAATCATCGAGATTGGTAAAAAGGGTTCAAAGTACGAGAATGGTATTCAGGATGTAGACACTGCCCTAGAGGTAGCGCAACTTCTTGGTATTAACGCAAAGTTACTGAACAGCGGTACAGCCTTACAAAAAGAAGGCAAGAAACTTACGTTTAGACCAGTTTCAAAAGGTACATCAGGTATGCACCTATGGAACGAAAACACTAAAGGCTTTGGCGCAACCGTTTTAGGTATCAAACCTCAAGGCTCTTTCAAAGGTGAAAAGATTTCTAGCCTTTCTGCATTGCAGACTTTACTGCACGAGATGGGACACGCGCTTACACTAGGTAACATGGATGGTGTTGGTCCTTATGGACAAACTACAATCAACAACCCGCTACGATCAAAGTCTGGTAGCATTAAACGCCCAGATTTAGTAGGAGAAAATTCCTATAACAACTCTGTAATGCGACCAATGCTTGAGGGCTTAGGTAAGGACCATCCTGCAATAAAGGAAATCCTTGCATTTCAAGAGGCTGGTAAAGCGTACATTGAAAACAACCCGAGTGAAAAGGTAGACGCAAGGTCTGGAATTGTCATGTTCCTAGAAGCCATAAATAAGGCTGATAAGTACCAAACTACAAAGACCAATCTACTTAGTTCATTCGCAGACTACCGTGACTACACGAACAGGTCTGCTGAACTCTCAGTTGACCCAATGTGGCTGTATCTGATGAACCCGCGTCTCGCTAAGGAGATTATGCCTATCAATAGTAAGTTGATTAAGGCTGAGTTCGACAAAGCGAACAACGGTAAGATTCTGTTCTACTCACATCCATTCGCAACCATACTCGCTGTCGCTATGGCAATGGGTCTAGTCGCTGCCGCTGGTGGTGATGAGGAACCATCAATGCCTGATGGTGTCTTAACAGCATAGGGTGTCCCTTCGGGGGCATCCACAACCCCCAAAGAGAGCAAACCCATGAATAAAACCGCTTTTGACTTGATGCCCTTGCTGCAAAGCATTGAGGCCGTGAAGTCATCTGGACTGACGAAGGCCCAAAAAGATTTAATCTTGCGAGAGATGGCTGCACAACTACCAGCCCCTGTGTTTTGCAAGGCGTGTCCAGAGACACTTGAAATCATCGGAAGTCTATTAGGAGTAAAAAGTAATGGGCGCACCCAAGAACCCAAGAAAGAAGAGTCCCAAAAAGGAACTAACGATGCCGCAGAAGGGCCATCAGGCGGGGAAGGTAAACTACTTCGCAAAACTGATGGAAACCGAGGAAGGTCGCGCACTAAGAAAGCAGTGGTCAACCAAAAAGCGTAAGAATGCGGGACGTCCTAAAGGGACACCAGATGGGTACACCTTGGAAGCCATTACACCAATCAGAGAACAGGCGAAAAAAGACGCCGAAAGGATTGTTGCTAAGATGACCAAAGATAACAACATTGATGACGAATACGCAGTCGAGGCTCTAAAAGCAGCCGTAGAAATCATGCGAGAGCCGGGTCAAAACCGTGACCGCTTGACCGCCGCGCGTATGGTCTTGGACTTTACTAAGACAAAACCCGCTGCAAAGAGCGAAGTTACTATTGGCAAGGCTGAAGCCTTCTTGGAGTCGCTCTTAGTTAGCGATGACGAAGAAGAGCAAGATGGATCAGAAACTTAGAGAAGTACGCAAGCGTCTCTACGACGACTTCACTTTCTACGCCAAATCTGCACTCAAGATTAGAACCAAAGATGGCGACATCAGCCCTTTGAAACTTAAACCTGCCCAGCGCATTTTACAAAAGGCAGTTGAGAAGCAATTAGCAGACGAAGGTAAAGTCCGTATCATCATCCTCAAGGCTCGACAGCAAGGTCTGTCTACCTATGTCGGTGGTTACCTGTATCACAACGTGTCCCAGCGCAAAGCGTGTAAGGCAATGGTGATTACGCACCACAGTGACAGTACGAGAGCCTTGTTCGATATGACCAAGCGTTACCACGAGAACTGCCCAGATTTACTAAAGCCACACACCAAGTATTCATCACGTCGAGAACTTACTTTTGACGTCTTGGATAGTTCGTATGTGGTTGCTACGGCAGGTGGTGAGAGCATTGGTCGAGGTGAGACGCTTACGCACGTACACGCCTCGGAACTTGCGTTCTGGTCGAAGTCTACAGCACTTGAGAACTGGAACGGTCTCACACAGGCTGTACCTAACAAAAAGGGTACGGCTATCTTTGTCGAGAGTACCGCTAATGGTGTCTCTGGTATCTTTTACGACCTGTGGAAAGGTGCAGTAGAAGGCACTAACGGTTACACACCAGTGTTCATACCGTGGTTCATGGACCCTGAGTACCGTGAGAATGTCCCAGAGAACTTCGAGCGTACACCTGAAGAGGAAGAGTTGTGTGAGAAGTATGAGTTGGACGATGGTCAACTTATGTTCCGTAGACGCAAGATTGCCCAGAACGGCATCGACCTCTTCAAACAAGAATACCCAGCAGAACCAGAAGAAGCCTTCTTGACCACAGGTCGCCCTGTGTTCAACCCAGAGGCACTTCAGGAACGTCTAGGTGACACACCAGACCCTGTAGCAAACTTGGCCTTAGAGGGCGAAGAGTGGCTAGAGAATGTCAGAGGTGAACTCACCTTGTTCCGTAAGTATGTCTCAGGCGAGAGATACACAATCGGTGCTGACGTTGCGATGGGTGTCAGAGGTGGAGACTGGTCCGTGGCGCAAGTCTTGGACAGTAAGAAACGACAGGTCGCAACTTATCGTGCGCAAGTACACCCAGATTACTTTGCTGAGGTTCTCTTCAGACTAGGCGAGTTCTTTAACTTTGCTTTGATTATCGTAGAGAACAACAGTCACGGTATCCTCACGTGTACACGCCTCGGTAAAGACATGGCGTACCCTAATTTCTACACTGAGATACAGGTAGACAAACTAACGGACAAAGAGACCGTAAAGTTGGGATTTACCACCACAGCCAAGACCAAGCCTTTGGTAATTGATGAACTTAGGGCTGCGGTTCGTGAGGGAACTATCGAACTCAACGACAAAGTAACTATCCGAGAGATGCTGACATACATCGTGAATACCACTGGTGGCATGGAAGCGGAGTCTGGATGCTTCGATGACTGTGTAATGAGTTTGGCATTAGCCAACCACATCCATGAGGGTGCTTGGGAACCAATAGAGGCAGTCGATGATCTATATATTGAGATGGTTTAACGATGAAAGAACTTAAAGAACTTGATGACGATAAAATCGTCTCAATCGTAGATAGTAGCCTACGAATGTCGATAGGATATGCCGACAGTGAATTGAGCCGTGAACGTGCGCGTGTCATGGACTACTACTCGGCAAAACTTCCGAAACCAGTGCATGACGGAAACAGTAAGTATGTGTCTCAGGACGTCTACGATGCTGTGGAAAGCATGAAGGCTGCACTCCTCGAAACATTTAGTACAGGCAACCGCACCCTACGCTTCTCACCGCAAGGACCAGAAGACGTCATGATGGCTGAAGTCTGTACAGAGTACACCGACTACGTCCTCCACCGTCAAAACAACTTGTTCGAGGTGATGCAAACAGTCATCCATGATGGCTTGATTGCAAGGGCAGGGGTAGCCAAAGTTTACTGGCAACAGCAGACTGATAGTTACCTAGAGTATGTTGAAGACCTGACCGAAGAGGAACTTGATGCAGTCTTGTCTGATGACATGGTTGAGATTGAGGAAATCGTAGAGGATGAGTTTGGTCTGTACACAGGTGAACTTCGTGTTTTCCGTGACACCTCACAGGTAAAGATTGAGTCCGTTGCTCCTGAAGAGTTCCTAATCGAACCACAGTGTCGCTCTTTGGAATCTGCATCTTTCGTTGCTCACCGTACACGTAAGACAATCGCAGAACTGATAGAGATGGGCTATGACGAAGACCTAGTCATGGACATCAGTGACGAAGACAACGACTTTGACACAGACCCAGAGGTTCTATCTCGTTTTGATGACATCGGGGCTGGACGTGGCTTTACGGCTGGCAAAGGTCACCAAAAGCAAACACGTCAGGTGACGGTAGTCGAGGCTTACCTGCCATTAGATGTAGACGCTAAAGGAACCACAGACCTTTATCGTGTTGTCAAAGTAGGTAACGTTATGCTGTCTAAAGACATCGTGACACGTATGCCATTTGTTGCATTCGTACCTCTGCCAATTCCACACGCATTCCACGGTAACAACTTTGCAGACAAGTTGATTGCCATTCAGAATGCACGGACTGTGT